TTGCGCGATCCCCTCCAAGCGTCCGCTTCTTCTGGGGAGGTCAACGGCATCCCTGCTGCGGTAAGTTGCGAGACTCTTCCTTTAGTTAAGCCACTGTGTTTAACGTACTCGGTTTGAGTCATCGCAGTTGGATCGGCAAGTTCTCGGGCTTCATTTTGACAAGCTCCTCAAGACCTCGGGTAACGGTTTTGTAAACCGATTTCTTGGGATCTGGAGCGTAGAACATCGCCACTTGGTCTATGGTAAACGATCCGCTTTTGATGCGGTCCAAATGCCACTTGAGCGTTGAGTGTCCAATGTTAAGGAGTAGGTAGTCGGTAGCTAGTGACATAGGGTTTGTACTACAATAGCAAGTTCGCTCGCGCAAGATCATCGGTCCCGCGCGATCACCTGCGTATTAGACATAGCTGGGAGCCTCCTAACATTATTGCATTAGGTAGGCAAAGCGTTATACTTAGTAGCATAAAACAATCTGTTATACTGTAGCGCATTACTGTTTCTGTTTGGTCTTGCTCTTAGCATTAGTGATATGTTCTTGTACTGTAGCTTTGCTGGGGATACTAACAATAGTATGACCTAATGATTTCATCTTACGTTGCAACACAATGTTCTCACCGTGATGAAGGATGGCACTCACTCGATTCATACCGCAGCCCATTAGCTTACCGATCTCACGGTATGTCATGCCTTTAACTCTGTTGTGATATGCTCGCTCACAGTCGTAGGTATCAATCCACTTAGCGGTCTCTTCATCCTCGGTTGTAGTGTCTAGCTTGTCGGGATACTTCATCCAGCCTTTAGCAATAGCACTTAGCACAAGCTTAGGTGCTTGATTTAAAAGGCTTAGTTTCCTCTGTGATTCAAGCAGATCATCCTTAGAGATCTCACCGTCTTGGACTTGACGAGTAAGGTATTTCTGTACGCCTCCCATATTACTGTTGTTTCTTTTCTTGTATCGCTTCGATCTGGTTGAGCAGATCAACGATAGAGTTATTGGATTGAATCAACTCCATCTCAAGCTTACGAGCCAATGCAAATACAACGGTTAACGTTAGTATCGGGTAATGCTTTCTAAGCTTCTCAATCTCAGCGTCACAGCGTGGAGTTGCTGACTTAGTATCTTTAAAGAACTCTGCGGTAGTTGTCATGGTGTTAAATGGTTTGTTGTATATCAAAAGGGAATGTCGTCTTCAGGTCCAAGAGGATCGTTAGCGGTTACCTTCTTGGTTGCTTGCTTAGGCTCACGGTTGTCTGTCTCTACATAGTTACCGAGGATCGGTCCCTTCTTGCCATCTTGTCGGGCTTGTTTGGATACTGACTGAACAATCATCCCGTCGTTACCATACTGGTCACGGCCAGCCTTATTGGTAATGAGAGCAATGTCCAAATACGTTCCAGCCTTACCTTTGAATAGATGGGTCTTGTCTACCTTAGTTACGTCAATCTTGCCGGTGATCATGGTGTTTATGTTGGACTGAGTCCGTTGAGAGACTGGCAGACTTGTTTAGGGGAGTCAACCTGTCGTTGGGTTTTTAAACTTAGGTATCAATGCCGCACTCAGAGAACCGGCAGAAGCGTCCATCATACCAGAGTTTTACGGCTCCACATTCTCCGTCGCGCTGCTTGGCTATTGCGACCATAGCTTCCCCCTGCGGTTGATTGCGGTCTCTGTTCAGGAGCATCACCAGATCCCCATCGCGCTCCACCTGTCCTGACTCCCCTATGTCCGAAAGACGAGGTGAGCGTCCCTTATCTTTCTCGTTCTCTCGGTTGAGTTGCGCTAAGGCTACGATGGCAGTCTTGGTATCGACGGCAATGCTCTTGAGCTTACCGCTGACTTCACCTATCTCGTAGGTTTTCTTCTCGGCTCCCTTACTCCCGTGGATCTTCTGAATGTAGTCGATCAATACCAACCTAACTCCCCACTTGCGGACTGCTCTGCGGATTACTGCTGTGATGGACGATATGTTTGTCACGGAGGAGCCAGAGGCGAAGTGTAATGGACTGGCTGCGATCTTAGCTGATGCTGTACTCATAGCTTTAAGACCTCCCTGATCCATCTCGCCGGTCTTAATATCCTGCATTGGAATAGATCCAACAGTTGAAACCATTCTTCTAATAATAGCTTCATCTGACATCTCTAGCGATATGAATAAGGTTGGAACTTGGTCTTCTATCGTTGCTGCTTTGGCTATAGCAATCGCCATAGCCGTCTTACCAATCGAGGGTCGTGCTGCTATAATAGCGAGTTCTCCGAGTTGCAAGCCATCAGTCATTTGGTTGAGTCTAAAGAAGCCAGTATTGATCCCGCTGAGTTGTCCCCTGCGATTGAACCGCTCTTGCGTCGAGTCGATAAATCTTGAGACAACGGACTTGCTGGATTGAAGATCGTCTTTGGAAGCCTCAACGCTGAGTCCCTGCTCGGCATTAGCGACGATTTGATCCACGGTTAGGGTCACCACAGCGGAATCGCGAATCAAGCGGTCTCCGGCAAAACGTAACTGGCGACGGTGATGGGCTTCCAGAACGCTCTTGGCGAACATCGGGTAACCGGAAGGTGATGGGCAAAGTTCATCGCAGCGGTTCCAAGCTTCAAATGGTACTGCTGAACTTGTAATGGTTCGTTTCCATTCCTTCATTAACTCCGGCAATGTCACTCGCTTGTTTTGAGTGATGAGGCTTTTTATGGTTTCGTAAGTTAAAGCCAGTTGTTCGTTTTGAATTGCTGCTGTTGGAACTTCAGCGAATGCGTCAAAGCAAATGTCAGAGCCTCCAGCGATACACGCTCCAATCAGACCAAACTCGTCGTCTTCAGCAAAAAAGGGATCGCTCATAAGTAGTCAGCAATGTTTTCTGAGAGAATGGTCTTCGGTTGACCGGCTATTGATAAAGTTTGTTGCGAGTCATCGTCACCAGACTTACAGCGATCAATCTCGGTGTTCCAATTGTTAAGCAGAGTCATAATGTCTTTGCGTCGATACTTGTTCTTAGTCTCGTAACGAGCATCGAGAAGCTGAAGGTCTGACTCGGAGGTCTTAAGCTTGACCACAAGCTTGAGAGCTTTGAGTTCAGCGGGTTGCCAATCGGTTCCTTCTCGTCTGCGAAACCATTTGTTTATTCGAGAGCGAAGCGAATCGAGTTCGGGATCTGAAACGCTTGGAGTTGGCAAAGAAGAATCTATCTTCTCTATCTTCTCTTCTCTATAGGTTACCCCACGGGTTATGTCTGGGATAACCGGAATCGGTTCTGGGTTAACCGGCGGGTTACCCGTGGGTTTCTTTGGTCTCCCTCCTTTGGCTCCATTTGACCAAGAGCAAATCAATCCAGCGTTTACCTCATCCCATTGATGGGCAATCAAACAGCCGTCTTCGGATCGGCAAAATGTCTGGAGCATTGCGTCCCAGAACTCTTGAGCGTCTCCGTTCCATCTGCATACAGCCGACAAGATGGCAGGATTCCAATCAGCAAACCTGTTTGTCTTTCTGGTCTGACAGTGCGCCCATAGCCGAATAACGTGCAATGGAGCGGTTTCAGTGTCTAACAGTCTGCTTAGTAATCGTGTTTTCCAGTGATCTAGGAAGTCTAGTTCTACAATCATGTTTCAAGACAGAAAACCCCACTCAGTCTGTGGTGAGAACTCCCGCTGAAGCGACGGGACGTACACAGAAAGAGTGGGGAGAAATTGGTTGAACATGGCTTCATTTTTGAATGTCATCGCTCGCTTCTCACGGCTTGCGCTGACTGCTTACTTCTAACTCTGGATCTGCGGCTCGTCCAGCACAAACTTGTCAAAAAACTCAGCCTTCGGTCGAACGTAGAAGATCTCTCCTCGCTGGTAGATCACGCAGAGTCTCTTGGTCTCACCGATCCTTAGTTGAGCTTCGGCAACAAACTCAACCTCAACGGTTGGCTTGGTCTTTGACAGGTATTTCATCTATTGGCTTGTAGTGTGGTGTTGGGTAGTTGCCGCGAGTTTTAGTATCAATGCGAAACTTCTTGGTTTCCATCAATCCAAGTTTCACTGACTTGTTGAGTACGAGTCCAGCAGCGTTAGGGGACAGCTTCCAAAGATCAGACCATTCGTTAGCGGTCAACCATCCCTCTGGGACGCTCTCTGCTTGATGTTGGATTGCTGCCCTCAGCCGCTTTAAAAGCTCGGCAGATGCCAATTCTGTTCGTTCTGAGGCCATTGGTGCAGGTATAGTTGCGCTGAGTTGTCTGTGTATTCTCCAAATACGATCCCGTGAGACCAAGCTAATGTGGATCGTCGTTTCCCTGCGTAATCCATTGACGGAATATCCGCCAAAGTTCCGACACAAAAGCCAATTGGATTTGACTGGTTGCGACCAGTCGCTTGACCGGCTCGATGAGCATGAGCCACAACACAGTTACCAAATGTCTCGGCTGAATCACGAATGAAGTTTTCCCCATAGAGCACTCCATGTCCCCAACTAAAACCGCCCAACTTATAGAATGATCTTTCAAGACAGTCATGGGTCTCAATAAACGTATGGCAGTGTTTGTTAATAGGCTCAACCATTCGTTCCCATACAGCCTCCGCAAATCCTCTGACAACAGCGTTATGGTGATTGAGATACTTCCTAGCTCGCTCATCGTGATTTCCTAAAGTGAACACCGTTGGGCGTAACTCATTGAGGAACTTTACTCCCTCTTGGATATCATCAAGATAGTCGTCCGCTTGATCCGAGTCGTTGGGGTTTTGGAGTGAGCCAGATCGCAATGAGGCAAGATCGAATGCGTCCCCTAAATGGATTATCTCGTCTGGTTTGAATTTCTCGCGGAACAATAGCACCGCAGCGAGTGCATCTTGATTGGCTCGGCTCCCATGACTGCAACCAATCGCCATAACTCGACGGTGGTGCTGAGTGATGTTCACAATGGGCAATAATCATAAAAGAAGAGCAAAATCAAGACACACTCGCGTTGATTAGGTTAATTCAAGCGCAACTTATTGCTACGAACACTCCAAACCCAAAAGTAAGAAACACGATACTTAGCAGCTAACTGTTTGTTAGTCATGCTCTTGTCAGCTTGTCGCACCGCATCGACAATCTGCTGCGGTATCTTGAGTCCCTTTGGTCGTCCCCTTCCACGCTTTTGGATGCGTTTGGGCTTTAGAGTTCTTGGAGCCTCTTTGGTCTCCACTGTCTTATGGACTCCAAGCAATCTGGAGATCCCGCTTTTGATTTCGTTGAGTATGTTCATTTTCTGGTCTTATTGTGTCTGATTTTGTGTATCCAACCTATGCTGACTGCGTAGTCTTCTTTAATCTGCCTGTATGTTCTGTTGTTCTGAAGGTCTTGTAGTACTTCTATTACAACTGCTTCGGGTATATGTCCGCGCTTTGGTATGTATGATTCATTTCTTGTTGTCATTCAATTTTGGATTTACTGTCTCTAATGTCCCATATGGTTGAAGATGAGATGCCATATTTCTTAGCCAACTCACGGCAAGTGTAGCTTTGATGCTCTCCAAGAATGGCTTTACGGATATCTGCGGGAACAGTTTCGTATCTCCGATAGCGTTTGATTTTAGTCTTTTTTAATGGAGCGACAGCACCAAGCATTCTCTCCATTGATTGCTTTGATAGGCCTAATTTTTCAAGCAAGCTCACGGCTTAACCTCCTTCTCTTTATGGGCATTGTTGTAGTTTTTCCATGCTGCAATTTCCAGCCTCTTGATGAGTTCCTTTAACCGCAGATTCTCCTCATTTAACAATTGCTGCTGACGGATGATTGCGTTTGCTGCGTTGAGTTCGCGCTCCAGCCTCCTGCACAGCATGCCCAACTCGGCCACGTTGTGCGGTGTTGAGTCTGATATTGGGGTGTCGCTCATTTCGAC